CACCTCTTTGTGAAGCACCACCTGTAGAACCTAGCATACCTCTAGCTACTAATTGTTCATCTAGCTGTGCTCTAGCTTGGTCTTGAGATGGTTGTAGTAATGCTTGTTGTTGATTATATATATAATTTTGTAACTCTTGTGGACTACCAGACATTTGAGCAACTCTATCAGCAGTCAATCCAGAGCGTTGAAGTAAGGCATCATACTGTGCTTGTAACTCTGGAGATAAAGTTTGTTTAATTGTTTTACCTTCTTGGTCTACAATATTACTTCCAGTAACACCATAAGTGCTGTATGGTGCACTCATCTCATACATCTTGTCCATTAACTGTTGTTGTCTTTCAAAGTCTTGTTGGGCATAATCTACATTTTTACTACCACCAAACAAACCACCTAGAAGAGAGCCTAAGTTGATTCCACCTCCACTAGATTTTTTCCTACGACCCCAAGGGTTTGGTTTACTATAAAAAGCTTTTTTACCCTGTGTTCCATACGCTTCTGTTTCATACCCCATCTCTCTATCTCCTAATTAAACTGTTCTTTTCCAAAAATAAACTACTAAGTAAGGTTGTACTATTGGGTGAGTATGTGCTGAACCACCACCTGTTGAACTTGTAGCTGTTGTTGCTGCTCCACGAAGTCCACTAATATCATCAATACTCATAGCCTCAGTTGTGGTTGATTTACCATAATTGTGCGTGTGAGCAGGCATCTCATCAACAGTAAGTGTATGAGCACCAGTTTTAGCACCACCTGTTTCCTCTATAACATCAAAGTCTGTATCGCCAGAATCCAATCCTACCAGTACCCTACCTGCTCCAATAGATACCCAAGTCGTTCCACCTAGTGCAGTAACTACTGCTGCTGAGTCAGCATAAGCAGTTAGTGTTGTAAAGATAGCACCTACAGGATAAACTCTACTGGCTATCTCTGCTCTTACAAAAGCTGTAGTAGCCAACTGGGTTGTATTCGTTCCTACTGCTGCTGTTGGTGCTAGTGGAGTACCTGTTAAAGTTTCTGAAGCTATATCTGCCTTAGAATTAATTGCTGTTTGTACTGTAGTGAACTCCGTATTGAAGTCATCTCCAGATATTACTTTGTTTGCATCTGAGTCAGCTAAATCATCCTTTCCAGACCAAGAAACTGCTAATGTATAATCTGCCATTATCTTATCTTCCCTTGTTTATGTAAAAGTGTTAAAGTTTGTAGAGAGGCATCAAAACCATTGCTCTCTATATCTATTCCTATTTTTATATTCTTCGCACTACCTGTAAGTGGTGTTCTATATTCTTTTAATCCATATACAGGTGCATAAGTAGAATTGGCTGGATGTGTTGCTGCAACATGACCACCCCCAGCGTGAGCACCACCAGCAGTTGTTAATCCATATAAAGACGAAGATGCACCATATAAAGATGTAGTACCTGTTGTTACAGGATTCAGAACTATAGAAGTCGTTGTAGATGGTGTAACGCTATAATCTTTATACCACTTCAAACCCATTGTTGCACCAGAACCACCCTCTAGTACCATAAATAATCTCTTTAATAGAGATGCTGCTACAGATTCACCTAAATTTACCCATACTGTTTCCAGACTCCATGTATAAGAGGCATCTGTATAAGTAGATGCACCTGCTAAATCAGTATCATAATAATTCTCATATCCAGCCAAACCACCATCTTGTTGTCCTACTAATAATCCATATAATTCTGTATAGATTAGACTTGAAGGTTCTCTATCATTATCAAAAGTCCATGTAGTTACTCTTGGTGCACCATTAGGTGTTCTATGTTTAAAGTCAAACACATAATTTATATTCTTGTCTATAAAAGACATAATATATATACCCTCATTCTCTACATATGCACTCTTAACATTCGTACTATTACCTATATTTCTAATTAATGTATCTTTTATATTTAAAGATAAATCTTGTAGTGGTAGTTTATCTTTCTCTGTTGTTCTGGCTAATGAGCGTAATCCTGTATTAGATAAGAATACTAAATCATCTCCAATAGCCTGTACACTATCTCTTGATACTAGACCAACACCTCTAATGACTTCATTAAGTGCTATACTTGCAATTACATTCGGACTATCATAGATTGCTATATTATTTTTACCAAATATAACCAATTTACCAAAGAAAGGTGCTATTGCCACTATCTCATCAGTACCCCATACAGTCTTTAAATCTATAGAACCACCATTTGAAGCACCATTCTCTGCTGTCGTTCTAAAATCATCACTATCTAATAGAGATGAGTAGTGAACAACATCCTTTTCTTCTGCAACCCCACCTACCCACATACGACCATAGTAACCCATACCACAACTAGGTTTAAATTCCCCCGATGTTACTGAGGATGGTCTATGTGCGTTATCATAAGCTGCCCATTTGACACCAGAACCTAATGAACCATCATATCTCTGTGGTACTATACTAGCGTGGAAAGCATTTAATCTACCATTATAATTTACAAACTGCCAAGCACCTGTCGAACTTCCTACAGTATGTTTAGTATCATCATCACCAGTAGGAAAGGCATCTTCGGGTGTAGTAAAATCTACTGTATATATAGATGTACCATAACTAGCGAATATCTTATTAGTACCATCAGCTTCTTTATGTTCTATCATAGAACCTATTGCTGTATCACTAGGAGCAACTTTCTGTTTTAAACCCTTTCTAAAAGTAATACGACCAGATTCTCTTAAAACTATATTATCTGCTTTAGTTAGCCATGAATGGTCTAAGGTTGCAGGGTTACTTTGTGTATTTAAACCATTAAGACCTATATCTAATAAAGGTTGATATGTAATTTCTTTTGCCATTATCTAAGATACAAACCAATCTGATTCATATTGAGTGTTTCCACTATCTAACATAATAGCTTGTTTAAGAGCCTCACTAGATTCTTGAGCCATTATACTAGATTGTGTTCCACCATCTTCACCTCTCTCTGCTATTGCTCTAGCCCATGCACCCAATATAACTGGCTTAGATGGAACTTTTAATACTGTATCAGCTTCGGTTAAATCGTCTTGGTATTTAATAATATCAAATGTTATAGTTTCAGCTTTTGTTGGAATGGGTGATAAATCTACTTTCAAGTTATTAGAAGCATCACTACCATTAAAACCATAATATAGGGGGTCGCCAGTAGTGTCTGTAGGGTACTTTACTGTGTTAATGTATACCTTACTTACTTGTCTTAAATGAACTCCTGTAGTATTGTTTGTTGCATCCACAATCTTAATCTCTTGACCAGATGATAAGTTATAGTTTTTAGTTCCATTAACTGTAGAGATATCAACTGCCTCTCTAAGATTTAACCAGTCGTGATATCCCTCTATACTGCGTTTAGCATCATTAACCAAAGCACCTATTACTTTTTGATAAGCAGATATAGTTGTACTATCATTAATATCTCCAGACCAGTCGATACTGATTGTATCTTCTCTTAGTCTTATTAATACTTGATTAATTAATTCTCTAAATGTCATATCTTATCCTTTAATTATTTTTCCCCATACTGAACTTATCCCTTTTACAATGTCTATTACTTCAACTTGAAAATTTCCATTATCAAAAAAGGTTACAATTCCAAAAGCATGATTCCAGTTATGTAGTCTACCCCTTAACCATGTGTTATTTTCTGCTGACATATCTTTTAAACAACCCATTGACCACGCACTAATGTTTCCGTCTAACAATCTTGTGGATGAAAACCTTGACACATCATGTGTGTGTCCGTATATAATATTTGTACCATATCTCTCTAAGTGTGTTTTAGCATGAGTAGTGGTTGTATATGCTCCATGTGTAAAAGACAATTTTCCAATGGTTAAAACCTTATTATACTTATAATACTCATATCCTCTTTCATCCCACTTACACGCATTTCTAAATGTATATTGGTCAAGATATGGATTCTCTTCTACAAACGCATCAAGCCATTCATCATGGTTTCCTGCAAGAATATACCTATCTTTACACTTAACCTTGTCTAATACTTTATCAAATCTATCTATCTGTTTGTTGACAGCCTTAATTTCTTTATCTATTTCTGGTAATTGGTACTCTAATGGTGGTCTTTTTCGCCTCTTATATCTATGTCCAGATACAGATTCCCACTCTCCAACATCGCCCAGATTAATAAATATGTCTGGTTTTACAAATTCTATCGCCTTTAATACGACCTTTACTGCACTCTCATCATGTATCGGAAAATGCTGGTCGGGTATAACAATCGCCCTTGTCATGTATTACCTACCTTTTGCTAGTTGTGCTCCAAAGTAAAATTCGATTATCATTGTTGCCCATTTGAATATTTCATCAAACTTCAACATCCCTTCTACAGTTACATATTCTATCACATCGGGTGTTAATTGCAATCCTAATATACTTGTGCCTTTTATTACTGTAGGTATGACAGTAGGTACATCAAACCATACAGGTGCTACTTGTGTAAATATAACTAACGCTAATATTACAAATATAATTACTCTTCTATTAAGTGCAGCCATTGGACTCTCTTTGTCTGCCCTATCTCTAGCCATATTAATAGAATCATTACGAACTTGTAGTGATTGTACCATTAGCTTTTGATTCTCTGCTGCTGCTTGACTCTTTAAAGCAAACAACTTACCAATAAAGCCTAACATTATCGGTGCTACATTGGTTAAAAATGCTATCATGTCGCCACCCTTAATGCTTCAATAATTCCAATCTGAGTAACAATATAGAAACCAATAGCACCATAGACACTCCATTTAATCTGTAACATACTATTATTAATCTTTTGAATAGCATTATTAGTATCTTCAATACGACTAAACAGTTTGTTTATTTGTGTACTATGTTTGTCTAATGTCTGTTCCACTCTAATAATTCTCTCTTCCATAATGTCCTTACTTGTTTAAGCCAACTGCACTACCTGTAAGTATCGCACCAAAGGCTAAGTGAAATAACCCACCACCCATAAGAGTGAAAGGATTGTGCTGACCTGTTAACTTCTTCATTAATTCCATCTGTACTAATGTGTCCTCTGTTGCGTTAATAATGTCCATAAACTGTGAGATGTCTGGTCTATTAAGTCCGTACCATACTGGAACAAATAGGAAGTCGTAAAAACAAATCAACAGGTAGATTACTAAAGCTGTCCACCTCCATCTTTGTGTACTCTTTTCTACCTCTGTCATACACAGGGAGGTTCACACATCAAGGCTTCCACACCAATAAACATAATACCAATAAAAACTATTGTTCCAATGAAAAGAATTGTCCAGCCTAATTTACTCATCCTA